TTTTTTCCTCAAGAGTTTATCGAAATTAGAATCAGAATTGTAAAGTATCTTTAAGAATTAAAAATACTTTACATCTTAATTTGAAAAAACAACACCAAGCTAGACGCAGTAACTCAGTTATTAACGTCTAGCGTTTTTTTTTAAAAACAAAACTAAAAAAATGGAAAAACAGTATAAAAAACTATTAAAAGACATTCTCGAAAACGGAGAAAAAAAATCGGATAGAACAGGTACAGGTACTATCTCTGTTTTTGGTCGCACAATCAGGCACAATATGAAAAACGGTTTTCCTCTTTTGACCACAAAAAAGATGCATATGAAGTCTATAATGACTGAGTTGAAGTGGTTTCTAAAAGGTGATACAAATATAAAATATCTTGTAGATAATGATTGTAATATTTGGAACGGGGACTATGAGAAGTCAGGAAGAACAGATGGTGATCTTGGAGCAATTTACGGTAAGCAATGGAGGGACTGTAACGGAATAGACCAAATCGCAGAATTGATAAATGGTTTAAAAAAAAATCCTGATTCAAGAAGGCATATTGTATCAGCTTGGAATGTAGGAGAACTTGACCAAATGACGCTCCCACCTTGCCACTACGCTTTTCAATGCTATGTTAACAACGGAAAATTATCTCTAATGTGGAATCAGCGTTCCGTTGATACTTTTCTAGGTTTGCCATATAATATTGCATCATACGGTATGCTGCTATTGTTATTGTGCGAAGAAACGGGATATTTGCCTAGCGAACTAATAGGAAGTCTAGGAGATGTACACTTGTACAGCAATCACATTGAGCAAGCAAAATTGCAATTGACAAGAGAACCATACGATTTGCCAACCGTAAAACTATCTAATGTAGATGTACTACGAGGTGATTTTGATTATGAATTAATGAATTATAAATCACACCCAAAAATTAAGGCATTATTAAGCAATTAAATTATAAAATCAATAATATGAAAAATATTTTAACAGCAATAATTTTATTTATTAGTTTAGTTACTAATTCTGCTCAAAATTATTATCCAAGAATTGATGCAACATACATAGAAAATTATGATGGTGATACTTTTAAATGCAGCTATTTAAAACTAACTGATAAAGAGAGTAAAGATTTTGAAAAAGTGATCATTAGTGTAAGACTTTTAAATGTAGATACTTATGAAATAAGTAGAAGAAGTCAAACTGATGAAGAAAATCAAAAAGCAAAAATTGCAAAAAAGTTAGTTAGCAAATTATTGCAAAAGGGTTTAATAGAAATATATCCTTTATATAAAGATAGGTATGGTCGTTATGTATGTGAAGTTTATCCTTATAGATCACTAAAATCATTAGGTAAAATTTTAAAAGAAAATAATTTAGTATCTGGCAAATATGAAAATAAAAAGATAAATAAACCTAGAATTTTTATTTCTAAAGAAGTAGATGAAGGAGCAATAAAATGTAGTAAATATGAAAATGGAGAATTAAAAAAACCTAAACCAATTTACTATAAAAAATAAAAATGTAAATACAAATTAGGAATATAGATTTATTATTACTAAATTTGCATATTGTTAATTTATAAAACTAAAAAATATGTCTACACATTGGAAGAAAAATTTTAATTATGAATATCTAGGTACTTATAGTTTAGAATCAGGGAAAGACTTGATTCTTACCATAAAAGGTACTTCTCAAAAAGAAGTAACAGGTGCAAATGGTAGAAAAGAAATTTGTTTTGCAGCAAGTTTTGTTGAAGATTATAAACCAATGATCTTAAATAGAACAAATTGTAAGATTATTGAAAAACTTTACAAAAGTGCATTTGTAGAAGATTGGGTAGGTAAAAAGATTCAACTTTACAGTAAGAAAGTTGATGCTTTTGGTACTACTACTGATGGTCTAAGAATTAGAGAATTTTTGCCAAAAGAAGAAACAGAATCAGATAAATTAAAATCTGCACTAAGAGAAATTATCTTAAATTACAATGGCATTGACAAAGAAGATATTGTAAAATCAGTAGTTTCAGCAGGAGATGATGTGAAGAAATTAAAAATTCAACTTAAAAAACTTAAAAAATAAATTATGAAATATCCATTTTTTCATTTCGACATTGAACAAAATACAGATGAATGGAATGAAATGCGATTAGGGAAAATTACTGCTTCTGCTGCATCTTGTCTATTAGTAGGTAAAGAAGATGAATTAAGTGTAGGAGCATTAACTTATGCGCTTGAAAAAGCAGCAGAAAGGATTACAAATGAAAGTACCAAACCTTTTTTTACAACGGTAGATACTGAAAGAGGACATGAATATGAAATTCTTGCTAGAAAAAAGTATGAGCAAGATTATTACTGCTCAATTGAGCAAGTAGGATTTATTCAGTTAAATGACTATGTTGGTTGCAGTCCAGATGGGATTTTAATAAAAGAAAAAAAGGGTACAGAGTTTAAATGTTTTAGGTCAGATAATCATTTGCATTATATTGATTTACTAGACAAATATAGTAAAGGTGAAATTCCAATATATTCTTCTAAAAGAGGAGAAAAAGGATTATTGGATAAAGCAAAATGGGCGCAACTCCAATTTAGTATGATGGTTAGTGGTTATGATTCTTGGTCAATTGGATTTTACAATCCTTGCAATTTTGACAAAAAAGAATTAGTTAAAATTGATATACCTAGAGATGAAAAAACTATTAACTTACTTGAAAAGCAAGTTGATATGTTAATTAACGAGATAAAAAGGTTAGTTAACTTAGTTAAATAAAAAAAATAATTAATAAAACTTGAATCCGCAGAAGGGTTCCGTATGCTAAGTTTCTTCCATAGCGAATTTATAGGCATTTTTTTTTAATCATAAAAAAATTAATATGTCGCAAGAAGTTCAAGGAAAAATTCATGTTATTATGGATATTCAGCAAGTAACAGATTCTTTTAAAAAAAGAGAATTTGTTATAGAAATAGTTGATGGTGCATACACGCAACTAGTAAAATTCCAATCTGTTCAAGATAATTGTGAAAAACTTGATGGATTTAAGGTTGGAGATGATGTAAAAGTAAATTATAATTTACGTGGTAGGGAGTGGACAAATAAAGAAGGACTTAAAAATTATTTTACTAATCTTGATGCTTGGAAAGTTGAACATTTTGGAGAAAGTAATAATAATAAAAAAGGAGCAGAAGATGATCTGCCATTTTAAAAATAAATAAGAAGTATCAGTTTGTATTTGGTTGATTATTATTAGTTGCTTAAAATCTTCTAATAAATAATCAGCCATTTTTTTAATTAATATACTATGAAAATAAAAGAAAAATTTACAACCTTAGATGCTTTTAAAAGAGGGAGCGCAATAAAAAGAAATTGCTTTAAAAGATGTTCTCTTTGTAAAACTGAATGGATAAAATCTACTAGTAGTTATGTCCATTATTCTACAATAATGAAACGAAATTTTGTAGAAGCGATTTTCTTTTGTGATAATTGTTTAAAAGTAAAAAAGTTAGATGAAAAAATTAGTGATAACAGAGGATCGAAATAAAACTGATTTTCTTTTTAGAGAATTAAAAAAATTTGTTGATTCATGGGGAGATTTTAAAAATCTTAAAACAATAGATGACAAAGTTTACTATTCTTTGTTTTCTTCGTTCTATGAAAATGGAATCAATAAAACTATTATTAGTTGTTCTTATCCAGAAGGACACGCAATTTACCGTTTATTAAAAGTGATTCTTCAAAAGGAATCAAATGATAATTTTGAAAAGTTTGCAGAAAAAGAAGGATTAGAAATTAATAATGGAACTTGGTGCTATAAAGAATCAGGTCAAGAATTTGACTTTGATTCAGATTTTAAAATTGAAAAAAATAAAAAAGAAAAAATTTTATTATATTTCTTAAATCAATTTCAAGATTTTTTAATAAAATAATAAAAAATGAGTGAAATAGCTAAAACTAAAACTAAAAAACCTCATGGCAATTTAAAATGGACAGTTGAAACTGTATCTAATAAAGTTGATGAAATGATGGTCATTTTAAAAAATAATCCTGATGACTATAATTTTCTAGGTACTCTTTTAATTGATTTAGGATTATATAGGGAAATTTGGGGGATATGGAAAAGGAAATTTTCTAATGAAGTAGATTTATTTTCTAAAATGAAACTTATTGATTCAGTTTTTGAAGCTAAAATAGTTGAAGCAGGAATGAAAGGTAAACTAAATCCAACTTTAGTTATCTTTGCTCTTAAAAATAATTATGGTTGGAGAGATAAAAAAGAAATTGATTTATCTGGTTCAATGTCAATAAGTAATATGAGTAGTTTTGTTGAAGGAGAAGAAGATGAATAAAAATCACTATGAAAAATATAGAAATTCCATCAAGATTAAAAGTTAAAAAAAATGATCCTTTCTTACCTCTTTACACCTCTAAAAAAAGATACTTTTTTCTTACAGGTGGTAGAGGATCATTAAAATCATCATCAGTACATAAATTTGTTGCTTTGTTGACATTTCAAAAAGGTCATGGAATTTTATTCACGAGATATACAATGTCATCAGCAGAAGCAAGTATTATTCCAGAATTTAAAATTGTTACTGATCGGTTAAAAATTACAGATGATTTTCATTTCACAAAAACTAAAGTAATCAATAAGCATACGGGAAGTTTTATTTTTTTTAGTGGAATAAAAACTTCACAAGGTAATCAAACTGCAAAATTAAAATCTATTGCAGGTATTTCAACTTGGGTAATTGAAGAAGGAGAAGATTTTGATGATCCAATTGCTTTTGATACAATTGATAATTCAATTAGAACAACAGCAGTACAAAATAGGGTAATCTGGATTCAAAATCCTACTACCAAAGAACATTTTATTTACGAAAAATTTATTGAAGGAAATTCAAAAAAAATAAAAGTTGAAAATTATGATGTAACAGTTTCAAATCATAATGAAGTAGAACACATACATACAACTTACAGAATTGCAGAAAAAGAAGGTTATCTTGATGCAACATGGTTACAAAAAGCAGCAAATCTTAAATTAAAAGCATTAGAAGATGAAAAAAATGCAAAGAAAAAAGATAAAAACCATGTAAAACATACTAGTAAATATTACTATGTGTATATCGGTGGATGGTTAGAAATGTCAGAAGGTGCGATTTATACAGATTGGATTCAAGGCAAATTTAATACAAAAGTTCCTTCTGTACATGGAATGGATTATGGTTACTTTCCTGATCCTTTGGCATTAATTGAAGTAGCAGTAGTAAAAAAAGAAATGAAAATTTATGTCAGAGAAAAAATATTTGCTTTAAAATTATCTGAAAGTGAAATAATTGAAGCAATTAGAAAAAAAATAGGTAATAAAAATAATCTAATTGTAGCTGATACAAATGAACCAAGAACGACATCAGCAATAAGAAAAGCAGGATTTAATATTGTAAGTGCAAAAAAAGAAAAAGGTTCAGTAAAAGCAGATATTATTGAAATACAAGATTATCAAATTATTGTTGATCCAAAATCTGAAAATATAAAAAGAGAATTAAGGAATTATTCGTGGAATAATAAAAAAGCTAGTATTCCGATTGGTGAATATAATCATACCATGGATGCAATTCGTTATTCATTTAGAAGGCAAATAAAGAAAAAAAGAAGAGGGATAAAAAGAAGAAATTAAAAAAAAAAAAATGGTTGAAAAAATACAGAAAGAAATATTGAATAGATTAAATACTGAATGTTTTTTTAATTATTCACTTGAAATAACCATTTTAAAAGATCAAGCAATAGGATATGAAGCTTTTGGAGATTTAGAAAGTAGTTCAGATTTTTGGGTTCTAATTAATTGGTTAGAAAATGAAAGAATTATTAGATTATCTTCTAATGTTTTTTCTCATAGAGAAAACTAAAAAATAAGCACGAATTTTTAAATCAAAAAATTAATAAATTATGGCAAGCAGGATCCAGATAGGTAAAACCGTAAAAGTTAAAGGAAAACAGTACAAAATATCAAAAGGTACTGCAAAAGGAAAAAAGTACAAAGCTACTCCCGTAAATGGAGAAGGTTCTAGTATTAATTTTGGAGCAAAAGGATATACAATCAAATCAGGAACAAAAGCAGGAGATAGTTATTGTGCAAGATCAAGTGGAATTAAATCAAGTAAAAAAGGTGCTACTGCAAATGATTTTTCAAGATTAGCTTGGAATTGTGAAGGTAAAAAATCCAGAAAAAAATAATAAAACATTGGCACGAATTTTTGATTTTTAAGAAAAAAAAAGCACCATTTTTTAGTGATGCTTTTTTTAATTGTTTTAAGATATTTGATTCCATATAAATTTAACATCTTCAACCCATTCTTCCAAAGATTGTTGGTTAAGATGACAAACATAAATTGATGTGCTATATAGTTGTGCCAACTTTAATCCAATTTCTTTATCCTCACTTGTAACATAGAAATATCCTACTGATTTTACTAAGCATACATTACCTAGTTTTTTATTTAATTCCTTGTTGATTTTTTTAATTGTCATGTTAAAAATATTTAAAAAATTTAACTGAATCTAATCTGAATCGTTCTATGTTTTCTTTTCCCCAACTTACTGCATCTTCGTAAGTTTTAAATTCTTTCCGATCTAAACGAAAAGAATTTTTACAATTTAAAAATTCAATATAACATTCCATGTTTTTTAAGTTTTTTAAGTTATTTAATTTATTTAATTTTCCTTACTGTATGTGAATTTAATTCTTGAAATAACACCAAATGAGAATTTAACTTCATTAAAATTATGATATTCTAATTTTTTGTAATGAGTATTGTAATTACTTAACTCACCGTTATACTCTAAACATTTTTTTAATGTTGTGAAATATAGGTCTGGCGTATCTTCGCCTAAATATTGTTTTTGTTTTATAAATCGTTTCATAATGTTAAAAAAATAAAAGTCTTTTAGTTAAACAATACTGCAATTTATAACATATAATTGATAATAAAAAATAAAAGATAAAATAAATATAAAATAATGCAGAAAAAAAATAAAATAATGCAGAAAAAAAAAATAAAAAAAAACTGAAAAAAAAAAAAAAAAAAAACTGAAAAAAAAAAAAAAAAAAAAAAAAAAAAAAAAAAAAAAAAAAAAAAAAAAAAAAAAAAAAAAAAAAAAAAAAAAAATAAAAAAAAAAAAAAAAAAAAAAAAAAAAAATTAACTTTAAAAAAAAAAATGAAAAAAAAATTAGTAAAAAATAATTCTAAAAAAAAACTGAAAAAAAAATCTGCTAAAAAATCTGCTAAAAAAAAATACAATTGAAAATAGATTCTTAGCTGAAATAATAACATATATACACTCTTCGCACTTAACACTAACAAAAATTGCTTATAATCGCTTAGAATCGCTTAGAATTGCAAATAAGACTATATTAATCCGATTTATTTTTTTTTGAAGTGATCTAATTAGTAGTTAATTAGTTGTCCCAAAATCCAAAGGGAATCTATTTTTTTAGGTTCCCTTTCCTTCTTTCTTTCTTCTTACAAATAAGATTCAGCTTATCTTCACAAAATTATTTAATTAATTTTAGTTCGTACTATTCGTACCTAGTACGAGCGATACGAATTTAATTTTTGTCACCATTTTTTCTTTTGAAAATAAGAAAGCACTAGTATTTTTATTTGAGTTTTTTCTGCCACGAATTTTGAAGAAAAAAAGCACGAATTTTCTGCCACGAATTTTCTGCCACGAGTTTTTAGGCACGAATTTTTAGGCACGAATTTTTAAAATAGAAAAAATAGGCACGAGTTTTCTGCCATCAAAAAAATAGGCACGAATTTTTAGTTACCATAAAATAGGCACGAATTTTCTAATATGAAAAAAAGCACGAATTTTCATATTAGAAAGGTCTATATATAGTAAAAATATCTATATATGGCTGTATAGATATTATAATATTTTTAAATATGTTTTTATTTGCATACGTTTTTTTTGGTGAATAATTACAAAGCTATATTAATATATTTGTAATAACAAAAAAAAAGAACTAAAAAATAAATATAAAAAAGTTATCCTAAAAATAGGAATATACAAAAATACTTTTTAATTTTGTGTATCTCAATATTGAGAATATTAAAAAACTTAAAAAATTATAATTATGCAAAAATATAAAATCAAATTATCAGAAATAGAAACAATATATAAGCAATCATTTATTAAATGCAAATATGTTGCTAGAGATGGAAGTATTATAACTAAAAAATACTATTCCTTTTCACTAACGGAAGCTAAAAGGAATTTTAAGGAATATATTAATTCTAACGGATTAACTTAATTACTTTTTACAAAAAACAAATATTAAAAAACTTTAAAAATTAAAAAACATGAAAAAATATAACGTACTTTTTAAGGATCTTTTTACTCATTCTATTGATAGTAAAATTGTATGTATTAATACAAAACAAAAAAAAGCTATTTTAGGATCTATTCAGTGGAAAACAGAATTTGCTTTTTTTGATAAAAAAACAAATATAAAATATAATTATATATTGTTAAAAATTGAAGAAGAAAAATAAATTAATATTTTTTTAATTAAAATATGCAAAATATTTGCATTTTAAATAAATTAATATTAATTTTGTATCGAAAGGAAAACAAATATTTAAAAACTTAAAAAATTAAAAAAATGAAAAAAGTATTCACAAACTCTGAAATTTGCCACGTTTTTAATATGCAACATCAAAACGATGGAAGAAACACAAACAATAGTTTATATTTTTTAAATAACAAATTATATTCTTATGGTAGACATTATCTATTGTGTGAATTTATTAATCCTCAAACGGTCATTATTAATGACACAGGATATAGTAATACGACATCTAAACACATATCTTTAATATTAAACGCAACTAGAAACCGAAAACAATACTTTAAAACGTGTATTGATCCAATAATAGTTAATAATAGTATTAAAAAATATTTAAAAAAAATTACTAGAGCCAGAGAAAGAAAAACCTTTTATTTTAGAGAAATAAGAAATATATTTAATATGTATTTTAATTATATTGAAGAAACAAAACAAAAAACTTCTTTTTTGAAAATTAAAGAACATAGAGAAAATTTAAAAATGTTTTCTTTATTTCAAAATAACTCTTCAAGTTTAGAAGAGGACATTAAAAAAGACCAAATTTTACGAGAACAAGTAAAAGTCAAAAAATGGAAAAATGGCGAAATTGATTTTTTTAAAAATAACACAAAAAGCGATTTTTTAAGAATAAAAAACGGATTTGTTGAAACTTCGCAAAATGTAAAAATTACAATTGATGAAGCAAAAAGATTATTAATCTTGATTGATCAAAATAATATAATAGGTCAAAAAGTTTCAAATTTATATACTGTTTTAAGTTGGTATAAATTTTTAAAAATTGGATGTCATAATATTTCTTTGGAAGAAATTAACTACATAAAAAAAATATTAAACTAATAACAAATTTTTTAAAAACTTAAAAATTATTAAACATGAAAAATTCAATCAAATTAGAATTGACTAACCACATCTTAGACCTAATTAACGACCGAGTAATAACTAATGAAAATATAGACGATGCGCACTATCACGCATTCAACGAGGATTACTACTTGATAGGTTATTATCAATGTTCGCAATGGTTGAAGAACCACGGCATAGATACTTTTGAAGCAATTGAAATTTGCCAAACCTACGAAAAGGATAATTTTGGGGAAAGTAATATTTACGATAATTCAGAGCAAACAGTCAATATGCTCGCATACATTTTCGGGGAAGAATTGTTAAATAGTTTAAATTTTGATTCAATAGAGGAATTAAAAGAAAGTTTAAAATAAACAACAAAAGCGGAGCAATAAAAATAAAAATATTGATTCGCTTATTTTCAAAACTTAAAAACTTAAAAAAATGATTTATTATAAAATTATAGAAAAAAATAATACATTATTTGCACAATCAATAAAAGATAATTCAACTTTTGCCATTCATCAAATACATTGTTGTGAAAATTTAGAGGATTTAAAGCAAGATGTTGCAAATATTTATTTAGTTGCTGAGGAATTTACAAATTCACCTTTTATTCATTTAATTACTGCCTTTTCAGAAGATGAAGCATTGCAACAAATTGATGAATATCTAAGGGAAAACAACGATGAATATCAAAATCACTTAATAGGTGTTTTTAAATGTAGTTTGTAAAAAAATTACATAGATAAAATGTTTTTAATTCTATCTAATAAAATAAACCTTTTTAAAAACCTTTTTAAAGCCTTTTTAATGCTGTTTTAAGCTGTTTTAAAGAGGTTTTTTATATAAACTACCATACTATGGTCAACGAGTTACACAACAGCAAAGAACTATCTTTGTTATTAAGGGAGTTAATATATAACTATCCAATTACTAGGAAAGAACTAGTATTAAAAAGCGGAGTAAAGAGAAGGAGTTTAGATAGCGCACTAACAACGGGTAAAGTATCTGCCAAAACATGGCAAATGTTATTCGATGCGGTGAAATATGATTTTCACTTAATCGGATTATCAGACAAGAGGTAAAGCGAGTAATAAAAGAGATAATAAAAGAGATAATAAAAGCGATCTAATTAATTTTAGGTTGCTTTTTTTTTGTCGTTTTATGTTTCTTTTGTTTAGTCCTGAATACTGAAATATATTTTTGCTTTATTACTTCGCTTTATTACTTCATTTTATTACTTCGCTTTATTACTTCGCTTTTCTTTTGTTCGCTTTTGTTCGCTTTTGTTCTTCGCTTTTATTTTCTTCGCTTTTCTTCGCTTTTATTGGTTCATTTTGTTCTGTTTTGGTTCATTTTGCGCAGATTTTAAAGAATTTAAGCCGTTTTAACTCGCTTTAGATCGTTATTACTTCGCTTTTCTTTGTTGGTGCTGGTACCCCTCTTTTTTTTGAAAAAGCGTTAATATCCACGACACAAATTTTACCAATTCTAAACAGCGTATAAGCAAGCAGTCAGAATATTAACATATAGGTTTTATGATAATTGGTTCTAAATTAGTATCTTTACAGAGTAGATAGTTTTACATAAACTAGTTAGAAGTGACTAGTGTTTTTTTGAAAGTAAGTTTAAACTCTGTTCCTCTTTTTTTGAGAATCTAAGTTTTTGTATTCAAGAATATGATTTTGGTTAGGAAGAACTAAACAGATGCGACTTGTTGAAATTTTATGAGAGAAATTTTGCTCTAGCCTTAGCGTGCGATTAATAAGAGCCATTAGAATTGACTAATGCCGATAGTTTGGTTAAGAAATTAGAACCAAATGAACAATCATCTTTTTCTATAAAATTACTTTTAAAAGAATTAAATTTAGAAAATAAACCAAAATGCTTTTTGGTTGTTATAACCTTTCTATGTTTAATATAGAATACTAGTTAAAGCTACTAAGATAAAAATTATTGGAATCTGGGGAATCTCTGCCTGCTCCAATCTAAGATAGATAGTTAAGTGTTTTCTTTTTGTTTAATTACGTTTTGTTTTAACCCATTACAATAGTATTGGGTTTTTTTTATATATTAGATGATGAACCCTAGAACCTTTAGCCAATCATCGTATGATAAAAATGATAATTATGCAAAAACCAAGATTATTCCTTTTTTAGAAAAACGAGGTCATCAAGTAGTTTGTGATGAGGAAACTTACAAGCATGATTTAATAACAATCAAAGATGGCAAAGAATATTATTTTGAATTTGAGGTAAAGAGAAATTATCCTTTTACATCAGTACAAGATTATAAATTTCCAACTGTTTCATTTACAGGTCGAAAACAAAGGCTGCATAATATTGAACCTTTCTTCTATATGATTTTATGTTTTGAAACTAATACAATAGTTTTTTGTCATTCATCAGAGATATACAAGGATAACAATATTGTAGTATTAAATTTAAAAAAGCGAGATCGGAAAGGTATTGATACTTTTTATAGAGTAGATAAGTACAAGTGTACTTTTGTTAATCTTGATTAAATTTGATAAATCTGTAACAAAAAGTTTATTTTTTTAAACGAAAGGCAAAAAAAGAGTATATTTATTGTAAAATAGATTATATTTGTGTATATATTCAATCTAATTGATAATTTACGGGCAAATTATCTTAATTTATATAATTAATCATAAAATAAAAATAAGATGGCTAAATTTGGTATTAATACATTTAATTTGCTTTGTCAAAACGCAGCATTATCAGTTTTAGAAGTTCTCCCAATTGATGTTTGTCAAAATATCGGTCAAATTCAAAAGATTATTGTTCAATTTACCTATGCGTCAACAGGAGTTTTAAATAAATTTGTTATTGCTTCTGCTGATCCAACTTTGAAAGCAACTTGGGATGCAGCAAAAGCAGCGACAGATACAACAAAAGTTGTAATTACTCCATTTATTGCGGAGCCAGAGAATGAAGCAGGTGAATTAAGAAGATATGGAGGTGGAAATGCAACTCCGGGCGGTGTAGAAATTATCCTTGGTACTGATGCAGCACCTTTTACTGCTAAGTTTTTACACAAGGATCAAGCTGCTATCAAAAAAATGAAAGAATGGAATAGTTTAGATATTTCAGTATTCTTAGTAAATGAAGCAGGTCAAATTATTGGTTTATCACAAGATTCATCAGTAGCAGCAACAGAATTTAGAGGTATTCCATTATATCCAAATACATTTTTTGTAGGAGATAAAGTGTTAGGAGGATATGAGGGAGTAGATTACAACCCAATTGAATTTCAATTCCCACCGAATTGGAGTGATAATTTAACAGTAGTTACTCCTGCTGATTTTTCAGCATTATCAGAAATTTAAAATCTAATTATGTATTTAAAGCATAAAGGAAAGGATTACTCAACTATTAAATTTTTTAGCGAAGATCATGGGAAAAATTTGCTACAAAACTTTAATAGTTGGGAAAGACCTTCTAAATCAGAAGTCAAAAAATTTGAAAAGTTAGGCAATGTCGTTAACCTTAAATCAAATAAAGGAGATTTTACTCAATCCAACGGAGAACAAGCAAGCGATTAGCAATGCAGTTATTCACGAGGAAAGAGTTAAGTTTCATACAGAGCAAACGATAAACGGGAAATATCGTAAGCGAGGTGCATTAAATGATTATTTGAATTGGGTTCGAGGTTTGTTGCCATCGGATAAATTTACTTTGTTTTTACATTTATTTAGATACCCTGTAAAAACTACTATTTTAACTGATAAAATCTTCAACTCTTTTAGCAGAGTTTTTGATTCAAATAACAAAATTGAACAGGTAGATTTTGTTAATCCTGATTTAAAAGTAGATTATGAAGAATTTAATGCTAATTTTTTAAGAAAGTGGGAAACGGAAGGAATTGAAGTATTAAAATCTAGGGTTAATTCAATAATGGTAATTGATTTACCTAAATTACAGACTACGGATAAGCCAGAACCTTATTTAAGTTTTGTTAATATTGATTCAGTCATAGATATTTCTATGATAGATGAATCATCTATTGAATGGATTATTTATAGAGGTGTGGATGATGAGGTAATAGTTCTTTGTGATACATATTATAGAGTATTAGAAATGAAAAATGGTTCTATTACTGAAATTAAAAGTGTTAAACTAGAAGAATATCACGATTTAGGAAGTACACCTGCAAAGTTTTTCTGGTCAACTCCTTTAAGTTATGATAACCCAATACTTAAAAAAAGTCCAATTAGTTCACATTTAGGTAGTCTTGATTGGACATTATTCTTTTCAATGTCAAAAAGGCATTTAGATACTTATGCTCCATTTCCTATATTAAGTGGTTTTCAAGAAGATTGTGATTTTAGTGCTGAAAATGGTGATACTTGTGATAATGGATTTGTAAAAGATCAAAATGGATTTTATTATCCTAATAGAGCAGATGGCGATAGTTCATTAAAAAAATGTCCTATCTGTTCAGAACGTAATTCATTGGCAGGTGCAGGATCATATATTGAAGTACCCGTTCCTGATGAATCTAATGGTAATGTAGATTTACGTAATCCTGTTTCTATAACGACTGTACCTAGAGAAAACTTAAATTTTGTTACTGATGAAGCTATGCGATTAGATTTAGAAATATACCAAGATGTAACAGGTGATTTAGGTACAACGATAAATACACAAGCTATAAATAGCGATCAAGTATTTAGTTTTTTTGAAAGTCAACGTCAGAAGTTGATGCCTATAAAAATCAATTTTGAAATAGCAATAAAATGGGTAAATGAATCTATTTGTAAGTTAAGATATGGGGATGATTTTATTGGATATAGTATTGATTTAGGTAATGAATTATATTTAATTGACCAGAAAGTTTTACTAAATGTTTATACTAATTCTAAGAAAGATGGTTTATCAAGTATAATTTTAGATGAATTAGAGGATCAATTTAATCAAACTAAGTACAAAAACAATTTAAGTAAATTATCTAGGATTAAAGTTTTAAATCATTTAGATCCTCTTAGACATAAAACATCAGAAGAAGCATCAAAAATGTATTCAGAAGGGATAATTAATTATGAAACGTATTATTTAAAAAGTAATTTTTCATCATTAGTTATGCAGTTTGAAAGAGAGAATATGGATATATTGATGTTTGGTAGTTTATTAAATTTCAATCAAAAAGTAAACCGAATAAAAGATATTTTATTAAGTTATATACCTAGTAGAATACTAAATTAATTCAATAAATAAAAATCATACAATGGAGAAAAAAGATTTAAAGGATCAAGTAAAAAAAGCAAGAGCGACTAAATTTTTACCAAAAAAAGGAGAATCTGAAACTGTTATTTTAAAGGTAAAGCGTTCTGGATTCTCACAATCAACAGGTAAAGCATTAGAAACACCTGTATCAATTAAAATTAGTTCAAGATTATTTAAAGGATGGTTAAAATCTCATAAAAATCTTGGTTTTAACATAGTGGAGGTAGTATTTATGCCAGAATCAGCACAAAGTATAGTAAAGGAAATTATTGCAAAAGGTAAAAAAGAATTTGACCGAATTAAAGCAATGAAACCTAGTAATGCTGATGAAGTTGCAATGAAAGATGAAAGATTAGATGGCATTAAAGGTGGAATGGATTATTTAAAAGAAACTTTTTTAAAGTAATTATATTAAACATACTATTTTTTAACATAAAAACGGGTTATTTATGCGTTTTGAAGAAGAACTATTAAAACATTTAGACAAGATTGAAGGTCTAACAGGAGATCAAAAAGAATCTATTAAAGATGGAGCCACAAATGTTTTCCAAAAGAAAACGGGCGATTTAAAAGGTTTATTTGATAAAGATGTATTAGATATGTCAGGTATCAAAAAAAATCAAGGAGAAAAGACTTTTGAATACATTAAAAGAGCCTTTCAAGATTCAAGAATTGATACAAGTGGATTAGAGAAACAAATTACAGATTTAAAATCTGAAAGAGATAAATTAATTTCAGATGGATCAGGAGATCAACAATTAAAAACCAAAGTAAGCGAATTAGAGCAAAAATTACTAGATAGCACTAATTTGGTTACAGATTGGAAGTCAAAATACGAAACTAGTGAAAAAACCTTATTTGATAAAGGTATTGAGTTAAGGAAGTCAAAAGTTCGTTCGATGATGTATGGGGATGATAGTATTTCTTTCAATGAAACAATACCAGAATCATTAAGGAAAATGACTGTAAAAACAATTGATGAAGAAATATTATCAATTGAAACTGATGAAATTGATGATGGAAAGGGTAATAAATTGACTGTTTTTAGAAGGGATGGTCAAATATTGCGTAATCCAGAAGATAATTTGAATCCTTATTCAGCAAAATCTTTAAGAAAGCAAAAATTAAAGGAAGCAGGTTTATTAGCTGAAAAAAGAACTGCACAAGGAACAGGAACTACTAGAACTACTACTACTACTACTATTGCAAATGATTTAGATTTATCAAATGTAAAAACTAGAGTAGAAGCGACAAAAGAAATTAACAATTTCTTGATGGCAAAAGGTTTTGAAAGAAATTCAACAGAATTTATGACAGAACAAACGAAGATTTATAGTGAAAATAAGGTAAGTGAATTACCTTTAAGATAGTTGAGATTATAGAAACGGGATTATCTATAATTAATCAATCAAAAAACTTTTTTTAACCAATTTTTCTTAATCTCCATTGCTACGGGTAGCGAAGGACACAAAATTTAATAAATATGTCAGTTATCGCAACTCGGATGCTAGATATTAGAAGTCAGTCCGACATAGACAAAAATGAAATGAGAATGTCACAGTATGGGGCATTTGATAGATTCGTTCAAGATACTAATAACCCAAATGGTATCATTTCAGAAGAATTAATCCAAGCTGCAATGGGTGCAAATGGTAGGGATATTCAAATTCCTGTTATTGATTATGATTCTGGTGTATCAATCCTCAATACTCGTAATGTAGTTATTGGTGATTCTGAAAACACATCAAAATTATACAATGTTACATTTGCTACCTATGCTTTTGAATTTACGGTGGTTCCTACTGCTTTTGATAATAATGATATTTCTGTTCAAAGGGATTTTAGAAGAAAAATGAACAAGCATATCAAGGAGTTATTAGCAACACTTGATACTACTGCAATTGCAGCTTTAGATTCAGCAAAAACACAAGTAGCACCTGATTTATTAGGTTTATATACTTTTGTTGCTGATACAGTTGTTTCTCCTTTATCATTATATGACCAAGTAGTTGGTGACATTGATCCAATGATGGAATCAAATGATTTTTATGAAAATAAACATTTGATTGCTAATGTTGGAGTAAATGCAAGGATTAAAAAAATGGGAGAAGATTCTGTTTACAATGCTAAAAACAAAGATGGTCAGTTTGTTGGCAAATTCCTATCTCAATCAAACAGAATTACAAATGCTGCTAACCAAGTAGGAACAGCATATAGTGTTGAAGATGGTTCGTTAGGATTATTGAAACGATTTGAAAGAGAAGCATTAGCAAGAACTAAATCAAGAACAGGTCACGAATGGGATATTGTAAATATTCCAGAACTAGGTTTTGAAATGGGTTCTTACTACTATGAATCAGTAGGGAATTTTTCTACTGTTTATGGTGCGGCTACTGCTGATATGACTAGAGCATTAAAAGAACATTACGGTTTTGCAGTTGATTTAGCTTTTGTTACTCCATACAATTCAGATCAAGCAACTATTGCTAGTCCGATTTTAAAGATTGCAATTGCAGATTCGTAAATTGAACGAATTAAAATAGTAAGTTCTCATAGTATGTTTGATTAAAGGGGGGAAACTACCTTCGTTTCCTCCCTTTTTATCATAACTATTTTGCTAATTTTCTTAATCAAAAAATATATGTTTGATCCTAATTTAATTAAGACAATTTTCGATGGTGTAATAGGTTGGGATCAAAATTCTGATATAAATGGAGTTCAACTTGAATCAAGTTTAGTTTCTTCAAGTAGTGGAATTAAATATAATTCTTTTCACCCATTACTTACCTTTAATAATTTATATTCTATTGCTCCTGATTATGAATCAATACATGGTTCATTATCTCCTTCTACTAAAGCATTAATAGAAGCAGATTTTAGTAATTGGTTGAGAGGTCAAACACAAGCAGCAACAATAAGAGCATTTGATATTTGGACAGGAATTAAATTAAAAAATCAAACTACTAGAAACTTATTAGAAAGGAACCAATTATTTGATTTAGGTTCAGTAACGGGAGATGTAGAAAATCAATCAAATAAGACAAAAGGTATAGAGATTACGACATTAACTGCAAGAGGTCTAATTTATCCTTTAAAAAAGATAGGAGTTCAATTAGAACAAGCAGAAACATTTACTATTTATTTGTTCCATACAAGTTCAGTTGATCCAATAACAACACTATCTGTTACTTATACAGAAGTTGGTTCAGTCCAATGGTTTGATGTAGATTGGAAATTATCAAAAGGTTCTGGTTCATATTATATTTGTTATAATTCAGATGATTTAACAGGTGGTTCTATAAATGGAAACACAACATATAATTATAATGGAACCAATCAAAGTTATTCAATGGGTAGATACTTTTCTGCTTCGCCATTTACGATTGGTGGTAACAATACCGTTATGTGGGACACATCTAAAAATATTTATGATGTAAATACTAATCATGGTTTAAATGTACAGTTATCTGCTGTATGTGATTTTTCAGAATTTATTATAGAACAAAAAGATTTATTTAGGCAATTAGTTGGTGTGCAGTTGGCATCAGATTTACTACGTATGTTAGCATACAATGTAGAAGCGAGAGTAAATAGATTTGAAACTAATATTGCACGTAGAGAAGTCTTGTATGAAGTTGATGGTGATACACAAGGAAGGGCAGGAGGATTAAAACAAAGATTAGATGAAATTATTGAAGGATTGCAATTAGATACACAAGGAATAGACAAACATTGTTTACCTTGTAGACGTAGAGGGATGAAATATAAATCTATTTAAAATGCAAACAATAGCTGCTAAAATTGCTAAACTTGAAAAAGTACAAAGAGAAATTGAAACTTATCCTATTGAGTTATCAAAACAGCATGAAGCACAAATAATAGATTGGAATAAAGTTAATTTGTACGCAGGAATAGGATCAACAGGAGATGAGATTTATCCTGATTACACTAATTATACAAAGGATATAAAAGACCAATTGCGACAACCAAGTAACAGAGTTACTCTAAAAGATACAGGTAGATTTCATAATTCAATTGAGTTAAAATTTAATCTTAAAGACATTTTTTTTAATGCTACTGATTGGAAATATCCTACATTAAGAACTAAGTATGAAGAAGATGGAAATGTAATATTAGGTATAACGGATGAAAATATGATTGATTTAAGAGAATTGATAAAACCTGATTTGATTGAATTAATTAGAAAAAAAACTAATTAAAATGATTGAGAAAGAAAAACCTTTTTTACTTTTTAGAAAATTAAGTAATTCAATTTATTGTTTTTTTTATCCAAATGAAGAAGGTGGAAAGTCAATTGAATTATTAACTATTGATTTTGATTTTGTAATTTTTATAAATTTTCAAACTAATTCAATAGGTACTTTAGGTCAAGAAATTTTTTTAGGAAAATCACAAATTGAACTGATACATAAGATTTATAAAGACTATAAAATAAATGATAGCAACTAGAACACCACAAACATTAATTGAACCAATAGGAGTTGAAGCTGCAATTGAAGAAATAAATTCTATTTTGCTTGCAAGATTACCTTGGTTGGATAATGCTTATGGTAAATGCGAAAAATTATTAGAAAGCAAAGATAAGGGTAGTTTTCCTGCAATTTATTCTGGAAATAATGAATATATAGATTTATTTCCAGATCAAAATAAAGGTAATTTTTCTTTTTTTGATATAGCTGAAATGTCAACTATAAATTGGGTTCCAAATCAACTTAAAGGAGGTTCAGCAGAATTTGGATTAATCGTTTGGTTTAATTATGATCTTATATATCCTACTGATTCTGATAATAGGTCAATTGAAAACGTAAAACATGAAGTAATTACAGTTTTAAATACTATGGGTTTGCTAAACTCTAATATAGTATGTGATAGAGTGCTAGAAAGAGTTGAAAATGTTTACAATGGTTACAACCTTGCACTTTATAGAGGGTTTTCGTATGGCAATATTAAAAGTCCCTATATGATGCGACCTTATGGAGTTTTTAGGATAGAGGGTAAAATTAATTATATGAAAAATTGCTAAAAATAAACTAAAATGGCAACACCAATAAAAGTATTAACAGTTACACATTTAGGTAGAAATTTAGATACTAATAATGTTCCACAGCAATACACAATAACAATGGAACTAAGTGTTTATAATATCTTTTCACCAATTGCATCAAATTTAGGTTATACTATCTTATTAGTATCTGATTCAACATATAACAATCCTATTAGTCCCCCTGATGGTAGTTCAACTTACAATGGAGGATCATTAGAAAATCAAACTTTAACAGCTAATACACCAAAAACTTTTAATTCTAATGGAATTACTACTGTTTTAGGATGGTCATTTAAAGATTCTGATGGTAACTTTATAGATATGATTGCAGATTCACAAAATGCAAATAACACATCAATTCAAGTTACTGCAATAGATGATTATACAGGTGTAACTATTTATTATCATGGTCTAATTTAATTAGTTCTATATGTTATAAACATATATTAATTATATTTTTTGAACATTAATAGGATTAGAAATAATGAATGAGTTATTAAATGCAATACCACCAAATGATTTTCAAAAATTCTTATTGTGGGGGATTGGTCTTTTAATTTCTGTTATTGGTTTCATGTATAGGCTTTATGCTACTGCAATGAATAAAATTGAACTAATTTCTCAAAGTCAAATTAAAGATTTGAATGAAATGATGGAAATTAGAGTTAATGATAAGCAAGTTATTATTGATGGTTTACTAGAAGAAGTAAAAAGACTTCAACTTGATAAAGATAGAATTATAGGTGAAATTAAACCTTCACTTGATGCTTCAAATTCAATTGCAAAATCAGTATTAAATATGTTGCAACATGGTAGTAAATAATTTTGATGAATTAATGAAAGATTTTTTTGATTATAAATTTTATTCTGAATTGATTAAAATGCAAACAGAAAAAAATGGAAGATCATTAAAGAAAATTGGTAAAAGGAAAAATCACAATAATTTAGCATCTAAAAATAGAACTAAAAGCACTTGAATTTTTAAAAAATTGTACTAGTTATTATATAAAAATAAATAAAATGAAAAAATTATTAATATTAAGTTTATTGCTTTCAATTACTTTTATTGCATTTTGTCAAACTTCACCAATTAAGAAAAAATCTTATGTTGATGAACAGAAAATTTTAAATATTCAATCAGCTACACCAAGAGCAGGTTACGTAGCAGGTTTATATCGTAAATCTGATGGCAATTGGTATGAAAAAGATGAAAATGGAGTAGAAAGAATAGTTACAGGTAATGGAAACATTTATACAGTAGATGATAGTTTAATTTCGGACAGATTAGTTGCTTTTCCAGATGATACAGAATTATATTTTGGAGTTACAAATGATAATATTGGTATAAAATATAAAAGCGGTTTTACGGGTTTACCTACCGATGGAGATTATAATGTAAGAGGTGCAAGTTTATGGTTAAAATCTAGTTTAAATAAAAATGCAAGTATTGGTTGGGGAGATGGTGAGGAATTTCAAATAGCAACAAATGCAAGATTTTTTTTGAATAGTGGAAGGCAGAAATTTTCAAGTACAGGGAGAATAGAATTTATAAATAGTACAGAAAATATAGAGTTTACATCAAGTACGGGTAATATAATTTTTGATGCGACTTCTGGATATTTCAATTTTACAGGTGGAAATGTAGGTATTGGAATGACTTCACCAACTTATAAATTAGATGTAAATGGTACTATTGGTGCTACAAATTTTCAACAAGTAGGAGCAACAGATAATATGTTTGTTGGCTATTCGGAGTTTGAAAATGGTATAAGTATGGTAAGTACAAAAATAGAAAACCTAGCAGACCCAACAAACTTACAAGATGCAGTAACAAAAGCATATTGTGATGCAAGTGGTGGTGGTGGAAATTCAATTTATTCCGCAGATGATGTACTTGTTTCAGATAGAACAGTAGATCTATCATCAAATACTTTGACATTTACAGGAGGTGAAGTAACAATAAAAGATAATATTAACAATACATTTCTTTCAAGAGGTGCATTAACAATGGCAACACCGACAAGCGGAGGTTATAATCTAGCAGTTGGATATAGTGCATTAAAATCAAATACAAGCGGTCAACAAAATATTGCACTTGGATATAAGGCATACGAAAATTCAACAACAGCACAAAAACAAATTGCAATTGGTGGATTTTCGTTACAAGATAATAATGGTTCAGAAAATACAGCAATTGGATATTTTTCATTAGGCAACAATGTAAGTGGGATTGGAAATACATCAGTTGGTTATTATTCTATGAGGGAAGGTAATGGAGGTAATTATAATAGTTGTTTCGGTAAAGAAAGTGGAAACAAAATAAATTCAACAGCAAATGGAAATTCATATTTTGGATTTAATGCAGGAAAAAATAATACAAGTGGGGACTATAATGTTGGGTTTGGTTATAGTGCATTAGGTTCATCAAATATAACAGGTAATCAAAATGTTGCAATAGGTTATAGTACAGCAGCTTTTTTAACTTCAGGGGAAAAAAATATTGCGATTGGAAGTTATGCAGGTTATGGATTAGGCAATGGAGATGAAAATGTTATAATTGGTAATTTTGCAGGTTCGGGTTCATCATCAAGTGATGCAATTAAAATTGGTACATATTCAGGTAATCTTGCCGCAGGAACAGGAGGTATTTTTGTAGGGTTTGAAAGTGGAAGAGAAACAACTTCATCGTCAGGAAATACCGCAATTGGTTATAAAGCATTAAGGTCTAATATTACAGGAATTAGCAATACAATTATAGGTCAAAATGCTGCATTAAATTTAAAAGGTACAGCAAACACATTTTTAGGAAATGCAACAGGATATTTTATGACCAATGGAGATGAAAATATTATGATTGGAAATGGAGCAGGTTATGGTAGTACTTATACAGTTGGTTCTAATAATATTATAATTGGAAATTTATTAGCACCAGATTATTTTCATGTTGATAATGAATTAAATATTGGTGATTTAATAATTGGTGAATTAGAAAATAAGGTTTTGCAATTTGATGGATATGGAGCAGGAAATAAAAAAGTTGCAGATGTTACATCACGAGTGGTTTCAAATAACGCATTAATAATCACAAGTGAAACAGCAGCTACAAATACAATTGTTTTTTCTTCTGCACATAGTTTAACAACAAATGATGTTATCACATTAGCAACTAATTCAACTAATACAGGGTTTGATTATACAGTAACAGTTGTGGATGCAACAACAGTAACAACGTCACCTTCATTAAATTTTGATGATACAAATACAGCAGGGTATAAAGTTACACAAGCAACAAAAACAGCATCAATATATGAATTAGGATTAACAACAGATGGTCATTTAATTGAAGTAGAAAAAAGGAATAAAAGTTTATTAGTAGCGTTATCATCACAAAGTAATAACCTTTCACCAACAAATCTTGCAACAGCCAATCACATTGATTTTTCAATGACAAGTAATCAAGATATTACAGGTATTGATGCTACAAATGCAGTAAATGGTACAATAATAACATTTAATGTTTTTGCAAACAATCTAACTTTTACCGATACAAATTCATCATCAAGTGCAAACAATCAATTTCAATTATCACAAGGTAATAATTTAGTTATCCATGCAGGAGGTGGTGGAACATTGAGGTATAATACAACAGTAAATAAATGGATGCTAGTTGGAACACATTAATAAAAAAATAATGAGATACATAATTTTAACAATTACGATACTAGTTTTATTTTCTAGTTGCTTAACACAAAAAAGAGCAGCGAAAAAATTAAATCAAATTGCAATACAATATCCAGAACTAATTACTGAAAAATCTGATACACTTATTGATATTTGGGAAATAACTAAAGAAGTAATAATTGAAGCAGATACAACAGAACTTTTTGCTAAGTGGAATGATTTAAAAACAGATTCAATTGTATATGAAATTGTTGATTCTATTTATATGACAGAAGTTAAATTGATTCGAGATACATTTATTAATGTATCAATAAAAACAGAAGTTTTTGCAGATACTATATTTTTAACTGTTCGAGATACTATTGATAGAGTAATAAATAATAAAGAATTTGTAACAAAAATAGAAAATAAAATACCTTGGTGGATTTGGTTTATTCTTTTTGTTTTATCGTTATGTACTTTAATTTTATTGATTCATAAAAAATAATAACTTTGAAGAAATAAACATACAATATGAGATCAGAAAAAATTGGAGAACTTAATCTTCTTCTTTATGATGGCATTGAAGAAATGCCTGCTTACAATTTTAGTAGATACAATTTTTTTTTAATGTTAGATTCTGGAATAGGTGCAGACATAGATTCAATTGCTCAAAGATTAGGTAATATGTTTAGATTATCTAAATCAGGAAAACATGAAAAGTACGAGATTGAAAATAATAATCTTTTACAATCTTTTGTATTTATAATTGAAAATACTACACCAGAGCATTTATGTTTTGTACCTTGGATTCATTCAATTAATGGTGAAAGAATAGTTGATTTATCAGATAATGCAGTAAAAGAAACATTATTAAGAATTAGTCAAGGTGGTTTGACAGTTGGTTTTATAAGGAAATTTTTAAAATCAATAAAAAAAAAGTTGCAAATGAAATGGACACATTCTTTCCAAAACTAAATGAATCAGTTTTAGAGAAAGAATACCTTTCAAGATTAAAGAATAGGTCTTTATTATTGTTGGATGAAATAATTAGAGATAATGATAATAAAATTGAAATAGAAAAAATTGATGATTTTATATTTAGTCAATATTCACCTAAAGTTTTTGGAGGTTCAGAAGGATTAGAGGTCAATAGTAAAAATATTTTTGAAGATACTTGCAGTATTTTAGAATCAAAAGGATATAGTAATCCTAAAAAATTAACTTACTATCAGTTTCTAAGGAAATTAGAATTTATAAAATCACAAATTCCTAAAAATAAAAAAAGGTTAAGAAAATAATTATATTATAAATATATAATTTTAAGAGAAGAAAGGGTATAGTGATTTGTTCGCTATGCCCTTTTCTAAAAAAACATTTAAAATTATACTAATACTTTATATATGTCAAATCCAATTAAGTCTAGTGATTTATTTATTGATGATGGTTCATTGCAAGTTTTTATTGATAAAGCAAAGCAATTACAAGCAGCAGTTGAAACATTAAAAAAAGAAGCAGCTAAATTAGAAGCGCAGATTCGTAAAAATAATTCTAGTAATACAACACAAAGTACAGGATTAAAAAAATCTGCAAGTAGAGCAAATGAACTAAAAAGAGCATACGATAATTATAATAAATCTATTGCAAGAAATGCTACTAATATCCAAATTATTAAAGCTGCAACTAGAGAACAGAACCAATTAAATAAACAATCAGCTAGATTGACTACTTATGTTGCAACTTCTTACAATGCTTTATCTGCTGAATATTCTAAGAATAAAATTAAGTTAAATGCAATGTCAGTTGCACAAAGAGAGAACACTAGAGAAGGTAGGATTTTACTTAAACAAACTAATAAGATATATACTGAAATGAAGCGTTTACAAGCGCAGACAGGGAAAAACACATTGAATGTAGGTAATTATAAATCAGCAGTAAATGGATTATGGAAATCGTTTAAAAACCTAGCAGCAGTATATTTATCATTTACAGGTGTACAAACACTATTTACTAGTATTTTTGGCACTACTAAAGAACTAGATGCACTTAATTTGTCATATAGACAAGTTATTACTTCTACTGTTGAACTAGCACAAACACAAGAATTTTTAAAAGGTGTATCAGATAGGTTAGGAATAGGAATAATAGATATTAGTAAATCATATCTTAAATTTAGAGCAGCAGCAGGTTCTACAAATTTATCAGTAAAACAAACACAAAAAATATTTGAATCATTTTCAAAGGCAAGTGCAATTTTATCTTTATCTGGTGATGATACTAGAGGTGTGTTTAAGGCATTGGAACAAATGATTAGTAAGGGAAAAGTTAGTTCAGAGGAATTACGATTGCAATTAGGGGAAAGATTGCCAGGAGCCTTTGCAATTATGGCAAGGTCTTTAGGTAAATCAGTACAAGAATTAGATGAAATGTTAAAAAAAGGTGAAGTATTAAGTGAAGATGCTTTACCTAAATTTGCAAAAGCAGTAGAAAAAGCATTTGGAGTTGAAAACTTAGAGAAAGTAGAAACTTTAGTAGCTGCACAAGGTAGGTTTTCTTCATCATGGACATATCTAGTAGAAGAATTAGATGCAGCAGGTGTATTTTCTGATGTTATTGATTTTTTTAGAAAATTTATTGATCTTATAAAATTTGGTTTACCATTTATTATTAACTTGGGTAAGGCAGTAGGAATAGCAGCAGTATCTTTCGCAACATACAGAACAGGATTATTATTAGCAGCAACAGCAGAAAGAATAAGTAAAAATGCAACAATTGCAAATGCAATATCAAAGGGAACATTGACTACTGCAACTAGATTAGCTACTATTTCAGTTTATAAATTTACTAAAGCATTAAAAGCAAATCCATATACTTTTGTTGCTACTGCAATAATTGCAATAGTTACTTCAATAATAGCTTTTAATAAAGAAGCTGAAACAACAAGAGATATACTAAACGATATTAAGGATAAATCAATAGATACGGTTAGAGCAGAAAAAGTTGAAGCAGCAAGATTAACAAATATTTTAAAAGATGAAAATGCTACTAGAGATCAAAAAATAGTAGCACTTAAAATATTAAAAGGTATTAATAAAAAATATTTTGGTCAATTAGATTTAGAAAAATCTAAAATCAAAGATATTGAAGCTGCACAAGATTCTTATAATGAAAGTATTTTAAACAGAGAAAGATTAACTTTATTAAAAAAAGAATTAAAAGATATTGATAAGGAATTAGATAAAATAGATATAAAAATAAAAGAAACAACATCTTCTAAAGATAAAAACCAAGGAGGTGCAATAAGAGGAGGAGGATCAGGAAGAACGAAAGAATCTATATTAAGAGAACAAAATACAAAGAAAGAAATATTAAAAATACGAAAACAAACCACAGAGGACATTATAAATGAATTAGAATATAGAGAGGAACAATCTCAAAAAATTGGTGGAAAAGGTAAAGTAGAAACAGAAGAAGAAAAAGCAGAAAGATTAAAGAAAGCAGCAGCAGCAGAAAGAGCAGCAAAAAGAAAAAGAGATAAGGCACAAAATGAAATATTTGCAGAACGAAAAAGAAGGATTGATGAAATGGAAGATAGTGAAAAAAAAGAACTTGCATTGTTGCAATTATCATTAGATAAAAAATTATATATCTACAATGAAAGTGAAGAAAATACAGAAGCACTAATAAATTATTATAATAACAGAAAAAAAGAAATTCAAGATAAATATTTTAAAGAAGAACAAATAAAAATTCTTGATGCGGAAAAAGAGAAATTATCTTTAATGGAAGATGGTGAAAAAAAAGAAATTCTCTTAATCGAAAATGCCAAGAAAAGAAAATTACTTGATAATAAAAATCAAGTTTTAATAGAAGAAGAAGCAGCAAGAAAAATTGCAGCAGTTAAATCGAAATATTTTGACAAAGAACAAAAAGAAAGAGAAAGAATTACAAATATTTTTAAAGACATAGAGCAAGAAGAATTTGATTTAGAAGAAGCAAAAGCAAAAGCAAAATTTTTATCAGTTAAAAGAAATAAAGATGAAAGAGATGCTTATGAATTATTAGCAACAAAGAGAAGATTAAAGAAACAATTAGAATTAGAATTATTTTATAATAAAAACTTAACCGACCTTGAAAAACTACAAATAAAAAACAAGTTAAAAATACTAAACGGTGAAATTGCATCTAGTAGGGATAGTCAAGGAGATAGTGGAAAATCTATTAAATCTATTTATGATTTACTTGGAATTAATGTAAGTGACGAAGAAGAAGATGCCATAAATAAATCTGTTACTTTTGCATTAAAGCAAATTAGCGATGTACAACAAGCTAAAGTAGATGCAGCAAACCAAAATGTGCAAACTGCAAATCAAGAAGTTGCAACAGCACAAAGAACATTAAATCAAGAAATTGCTAATAGAAATGCTGGTTTTGCAAATAGTGTAGATACTGCTCAAATGGAATTTGATTTAGCAAAAAAGAATCAAGAAAGAGCATTAAAGGAAAGAAGAAAAGCGGTACAAGATCAACAAAGATTAGATGCGATTACTCAAACTAGTTCATTAATTACAGCAGCATCAGGAATATGGAAAAACATTGGAACCGAAAATCCATTATTAGCACTTGCATCAATTGCTTTAATGTTTGGATCGTTTGCAGCAGCAAAAATAAAAGCAAATAATATTACTAAAAAGACATTAGGTAAAGGAGGTTATGAAACAATAGGTGGTGGTTCTCATGCAAGCGGAAATGATACATTTGTAGGGAGTAATTCACAAGGAGAACAAGTATATGCTGAAAGAGGTGAAACAATGGGAGTATTTAAAAGAAAATCTGTTCGTAGATATGGTAATAGAATAAAAGATTTAGTAAATTCAATTAATGCAGGAACACTTGATAATCATTTAGGAACTTTGAATCAAGCTAGTGAGGGTATTCCATTATTTAATTTATCAAATTCAAATAATACCGATATGAGTAGGACTGAAAGTGAATTAAGAAAAATAAGAATACAAGGAGAAATTAAAAACGGTATTGATTCAAATGGTAGAAGATTTACACAAAAGAAAAATGTTTTAACAACATATATCCAATAATATGGCAGTAAAAGAATTTTATAAGTTTTATCTTAAAACAGATCAATCTATTTCAAATACAGTAAATGAAACCTTCCCTTTATCTGGTGCATCATTAACTCCTTCACCTTTTAGAAAAGGTTTTGGACAAGTTGTAGGTATTATAAATGCTTTTGATAAAGTAGATTTTTTTATTCAAGTTGATAATTTTTCACCGATAACTACACAATCAGTATTTTTTCAAGTAAGGGAAGAAAATTGCACAGGATTAAAATTAGCATCAAAATCAATTTCATTTGAAACGTCAAACAATTTGGTTCCTATTTCTATTCATTTAGATGCTCCTGTTTTTTCAGAAAAACCATTATTTTTTTCAATTACTTGCACGACAGATATATACCCACATGGAAGGACACAAGCAAATAGTATTTTAACATCAACAACAGGTTCAATAGTTTCTTATGTATGTGATTCATTTTCTAGTAATTTGCAATACTATTTTGCTTATTCATTAAATGATATAGTTGAATGTTATCCTAATTTTGGAAAGGGATTAGCTTTGCAACTAGAAAGAGAAACTGATAAGATTTTTTTAAGGAAGAAACTTAGTGGTAATTTTTTCTTTCAAAGAGATGATTATGATTTTGTTAGATTAGCAACAATAGAAGCTAGTTATACTTTAATTGTTATGTCCCAAATTAGCGGTGTTTTTTCAGAGTTTTACAGAGGGGAGTTTTCAAAAACAGATTGTTCATTTGATGATGATAATAAGATATTTTCAGTTTCACCTACACCATTTGATAAGTATGCAAAGATACTAGCAGATATTGATAAAGAATTTGATATTATTGATTTAGGGATTAATAATACACCTGTACAATATGTAAAAAGACCGATTTTTCAAGTAGTTACTTTAGGAACAGGAATTTTATCAAATCATATTGGAGGTTCTTTTTGGGAAGAAGAAATAAGCACAAGTCTTACAGGTAATGATTTAGTTAATACTTATGGATTTACAGCAGCAACAGAATTATATGGAGTATCAGGATATGGAGATGTTGATGTATCAGGTAAATATTTAGGTACTATTTCTACTGCTTCTTTTTTTCAAAGAGATGATAATGTCTATAAAATTGAAAAAAACTTTAATAGCAGTCAAATTGGTGAAAGTTTATTTGAAATAATAAGAGTATCAGATAATGTTGTTTTATATGCTACATCTATTATTCAACTTGGAGATGAACCATTTACACCATTAAGTCAAAGAACTTTTTATGGTGTGGGTTCAATTAATGGTAAATTTAGTTTTTCTGTTTTTGCTCCATATACTAGAATATTAACAGATGTTCAAACTGTATCTGGATTTACAGTTATAAATATTCCTGATGTTGAAGATGATATATTGCCATATAATTATAACTATAATTTTATTTTAACGGGTAATTATTTATCATTTGATATAACTTCTACATATACAAATACAGCTAATAAATATCCTGTTTCAATTGGATCCTATACTGATCCAAGTATAGATTTACCATTTTATCATATTCAACCTACACCACCACCACAAACTTATCCTACTTCTAAAAGTTCTTGGCATGGTTCAGCGTTTTGGTTATCATATACAGGTAATGCAATAGTTATAAATAATTTTGCAACAAAAGAGGTATTAAATAATTATTGCTATGAATTAAGTGATGTTATTGCAGGATTATTAAAAGAAATTGATCCTAGTTTAAGTTTTCAAAAAACAATAGGAACAAGTAATTTTTTACACAATGATACAGCAAATCCTGTTACAAGTGAATCAGGATTTAGATTATTTATTTCTCCCAAAACTAATGTAACTTCAAGTAAATATGATTTACCTGCATCAAAAGCAATAATAAAATTATCTGAAATTTTTAATATGCTAAAGTATGGATTTAATTTAGATTGGTATATAAATGAAGGTGATGGAGGATTAAGAATAGAACATTCAGTTTATTTTGAAAATGGTAAAAATTATACTACTGAACAAATAGGATTAGATTTATCTTTGTTAAATGAAATATATACGGGAGTACCTTGGTCAACAGGATTTAATAAATTCAAATACAATAAATTTTCACTACCAGAAACGATTGAAAATAGTTGGATGGATGAAGTTTCTACTGTTTTTGAAGGTTACAAAATTGAAATAAAATCAAAATATGTTACTAAAGGTCAAAATCAACAAAATTCATTATCTCCATTTACTTCTGATTTAGATTTTATGCAAACTTCACCAAGTAAAATTAATAAAAATGGTTTTGCTTTACTAGCTGCAAAAATTGATTTAAGCGATCTTATTTATAAAGTACCATTAATTGATATTGATATAAATGGTGTTACTGAAAGCATACAAAATGGTAATGCTTCTTTAGTTTATATGCACGATAAATTTAAAAGACATTTATTACCTGCTAATCTAGTTAATTTGAATGGTGTAGATATAACAGCTATAAGTACAATGCGATCTAAAGTACAAGAATTAGATACAGTTATTCCAGATGATTTTGATGAATTAAAGTTAATTAAAACAGATATAGGAAATGGTCAAATTGAGAAAGCAGAAATTTTATTAGAAACAGATGGAACAGGTAGAAGATCATTAAAAATAACAGTTAAATACGATACAGAATGAGTTTAAAAAATTATTCACTATTACCTTTTTATGATTTAGCAAGTAAGCAGCATAGGTCATTATGGTATTCATTTGATAGAGTTTTCCCTATGCCTGTATTAGAAGGTTTTATTCCTCCTTTTCAATGGGATAAGTTTATTAATGTTGGGGAAAATATATCTACTTTTAAGATAAGAAACTTGCTAACTTCAACAGAGTATGATATTACTATTGCAATGCAATCAGGTGGACTAGTATTATCACAAGAAACAGGTTTTGATAAAATTACTTGGGATGGTTTAACTAGAATAGATAATCCTGATGGATTAAATGTTGTAGATGGTAGAGCCATTTTTGATAATGGTGATTATGAAGCACTTTTTAATTTAGGAGGTCAAAGACCTTATATATCAGAACCTTTTAGATTTGTTTCTGATATAGATTGTTTTTTAAAGATTGAATGGTATCACGATGAAAATTTTGAATATCCAAATGCTTTTATAAAATATACAACAGGTTTTAAGAATTTTGCTTATTTTCCTACTGAATTTAGTAAACCTAGTTATCCATTTGAAAGAGAAGTATCTGAAAGACAAGGAAGGGTATATCCTAGAATACAAACAGTAGGTAAAACTCATAGGTGCAATGTACTTGTTCCAGAATGGTTAGCAGATGTATTAATTTTGATACCTTTGCACCATTACGTAAAAATTACATATCAAGGAACTACTTATGATGTGAATGAAATTTTGGTAAGTGAACCAGAATGGCTAGAAAGAGGTGATTTAGGAACTATGGAATTAGAAGTAACTTTTGATAATTCAGTAGTAAAAACAGGAAAAGCTAAACTTTAAAATATTTATTTAATAATCAAAAAACATATATAAAATGAAAAAGTATTTATTTTTATTTTTCTCTTTGTTTATTTTTTCAAATGCTATTGCACAAGAAGTAGAAACAGTAGAGTTAAAAGATACAGTAGAATCACTTACCATAACTTTAGCTGATGGGAAAAAATTTACTATTGATGGTGTAAAATCAAATAATGATTTAAAAGAATTAGGTGAAATTTTATCTGCAAGAAAAGATGAATTAGAAGTAGTTTTAGAAGGAACCGAATTTCCACCAAAAGGAGTTCAAGGATGGCTTACCTTATTATTATCATTATTAGCTTCTGGATTTTTAAATAAAATTATTGTATCAGGAACTAGAGCAATAAAACTAATCAAAAATATATTTGATGGCACTAGTACAAATGCAATTGTTTGGGGATCAGCAATGGCAATTGGGTTTTTAATTTCTTTTTGGCAAGTAAATTGGAATATATCTAATATTGATTTTGCAAATTGGGCAAGTATGACATTATTTGTTTCAGTTTTTTCAATGTTTGTGCATGAATCAATAAACAAAGTATCAAAAAAGAAAGAAGTTGAATAATAACTAAAATCATATTATTTTAAAAAACCTTTCTATAAAAATGTAGAAAGGTTTTTTTTATTTTGAATTGTAATATATTTTACCCTATATTTGTACCAACAAAATAACAATATATTATGAGCGATAAACAAATCTTAGATTTGTATAAACAATCTCCTAAACATGGAAAAATAACACTTTATTGTAAAGATAAAGTAGAAACAAAAAACATGATTAAGAGTTTGGGAGTACATTACAAATTAAAAGACTATCAAGTAATTGATTATCTTTTAAGAAAAGAAATTAATAAATCAAGATAACATACTATTAATATTGGGGCAAATTATTATAATTTGCTTCAATTTTTTTCACAACTTAAAAAACTTAAAATGACTAAAAAAGAAAAAGAATTATTCGATTCTGCTTTTGTAAGTGTAAAAGCAGATGTAGGAGATAATTTAGATACAATTGATTATTGTATTGAAACAAATCAAAGAATAGTAAATTATTCTGTATCTTTAAAAGATTACCTATCAGGATTACAAAGATTTGGGGAAATTGATACTTTTACTGATGATTTAAAAAAAGTAAAAATTTATCTTCCATTACCAAAAGACTATGATTCAGCAAAGGATGAAATGGGAGGTGGAACTTTAGTAGAATCATCAATTGATGTTATTAATGAAAGCATCAAAACTCATAGTCAAATGATATTAAAATGGTTACTTCGTAAGAAATCAAAGAACATCGTTTTTTAGTTTTTTAAGTTTTTGTTCAGTCGCTCCTATTAATATGGAGCGATTTTTTTCAACTTTTTAAAAAAAATATAAATGAATATTTACTTAGTAAGTTATTTTTTATTTTCTTTATTAATAATTGTAGCTGATAATTATAATTGGATAAATATTTTATCTGGATATACTTGTAAAAGCAAGTCAATTTTAAATGAATATGAAAAAACGAATATGGATATAGATAAATAATATATTCATAAAGAATAGGTGTGCTATCAGCCATAAAGTGATGCTCATTAAATTAGATGGTTAGTAAAATATCTAGGAGGATTACAATTTTTGTAATCCTCTTCTTTTTTTTATTTTGTATGAAATTAGAACAACAAATAAAACAATTTTTAAAAGATAATATTGATAGTGGATTACCAGAGATTTATAAAGAATTTAAGGTTTATTCTCGCAGAAGATTATTAAATACTTTGTTTACTTTAGTTAGTAATCAAGAGATAATATTTGAAAACAATATTTTTTATTTAATTAAAGAAAATAAATAACTATGGTAGTATTTAATTTAATTATCATTCCAATGATAATTGCTTTTATTATCTCATTCCTTTTATACTTACTCCTTAATAGTATAGATAAAAAAAATAAAAGTAAATGAAAAAGTATAAAAAAGAAAATCCTACCTTCATTGAAGGAATACCAGATAGTCTTTTACAAAAACTTATTTTAATAAAAGAAGATTCTAATTTGACCGATGTTGAAAAAGTAAGAAAGGTTTATGAAATGGGTAGTTTTATTCCTTTGGAAAGTTTGGCTTTAGTTTTTGGTATGACTATATCTTGGTTTGGAACTAGATTAAAAAAATCATATAAAATATAAATAAATTGAATAAAGTAAAAATTATATTAGATAGTGAGGTAGATTTTCCTAGATATGGAACCGAAGGATCATCAGGATTAGATTTAAAAGCAAATATAGATCATAGAGTAAGTTTAAAACCTTTACAACGAGTTTTAATACCTTCTGGCATAAGAATAGAACTACCTAAAGGATTTGAAGCGCAAATAAGACCTAGAAGCGGTAATGCGCTTAAAAAGGGTTTAGGTGTTTTAAATTCACCTGCAACAATTGATAGTGATTTTAGAGGTGAAATAGGTATAATTTTAGTAAACCTATCCAATGAAATTATATCAATTGAACCAAAAGATAAAGTTGCACAAATTGTTTTTTCTAAATATGAAAAAATTGAATGGGAAAATGTTTCATATTTTACTGAAACTGAAAGAGGATCGAAAGGTTTTGGAAGTACAGGTAATTAAAAAAAATAATAAAAAGTTTTAGGTTATTTGATTTATACATTAATAAATATATATTTGTATTTATAATTATTTATTAGTTGGTGATGCACTACAAAATAATTATAATAACAATTTATTGTTTTGGTCAATCATGAAGCATCACTCATGGTTGACCTTTTTTTTTAAAATTAGATTATGATAAATTTAGATGACAGATTTATAACAGAAACAATGCCTATAATCGGAGCCAAGGCAACAGTAATTTTATTAGCTATTGCAAAGCATTTAGATGTTAATAAGAAAGCATTTCCATCAAAATATACAATTCAAAAATATACGGGATTGGGTAGAGATGCAGTAACAAATGGAATAAATCTACTAGTAGAAAATGATATTTTAGAAAAAAAACAAAGGAGGAATGGTGCAAGGCAATCTTCTAATCTTTATAGTGTTAAATGTAACTACTTGACAGTTTATGTTAAAGCTAATAAAAGTTTTCAGCCTACTGAAAGTCAGCCTACTGAAAGTCAGCCTACTGAAAGTCAGCCTACTGAAAATCCGCTACTAAGTATTAACAAGAAAGGAAGTATTAACAAAGAGAAAAGTATTAACAAAGAAGAAGTAAAGTTTTCTTTTGAAATTAATTCTAAGAAATGGAGTAAAGAACAAAGGGATAAAGGATTTGAATTATTTTGGGAAAAATATGATTTAAAACAATCAAAAGGAGTAGCAAAGGTATCTTGGTATAAAGTATGCAAAAATGGAAATGCAAAAAAAGCATTTGATGGAATAGATGCTTATAAAAAACATTTATCAGTTGAAACTTGGAAAAGAACTAAAATGGTAAGTACATGGCTAAATCAAGAATCTTGGGATGATGAATACAAAGGAATTATAAAAACTAATAATTTAGGGAAACAAAAATTTCAGCATTTTGGTATAAATCATCTTAATAATAATCTGGCTGATGATAGATATTATTTTATTAATAGATTACAAGAGTTAAACAAATTTAGAAAAGAAAGCATAAAAAAAACTTTGGAAAATAAGGTTCTTGGATTGGGTATTGTAAGTGACCAAGAAAAGTACCTTTTTATAATTAAAAACTTTTCAAAACAAGATTTTCACTTAAAATAAAAACTAAAAATGAGTAATTATTCAAAAGGATTTGAAAAACTAGGTGTTGATTTAAGAAGTGTTAGGGGAAATGCGTCTATTTGTCCTTCTTGCAGCCATACAAGGAAGAAAAGCAAAGAAAGATGTATGAGTATCAATTTAGAATCAGGGTTCTATAAATGTAACCATTGCGATTTTGCAGGTAGAGTAGATAGTAATGATTGGATTAGTAAAACATATTATTCTGATAACAATGTAAAATCTAATTCACTAAAAATTAACAAAAGTAAAACTTATGCTAATCCAAATAATAGTTTTCAAAAACTAAGTACCAATTCATTAGAGTTTTTAAAATCAAGAGGTATAACAGAACAAGTTGCAATAAGAAATAGAATTGGAGAGAATAAGAATGGTGATATTGCTTTTACTTACTATAATGATAAATCCTTAATTGCTTGTAAATTTAGGAAAGTTAGTGGCAAGTCATTTTATCAAATTCCTAATTGCAAACCAATTCTATACAAACTAAATGATATAAAAAAAATACCTTATGCAATTATATGTGAAGGTGAACTTGATGCTTTAAGTTGGGAAGTTCTTGGATTAACAGGTGCAGTATCAATTGATAAAGGTGCGCCAAATAAAGGAGGTAAAATTGGAACAAAGTTAGATTGCCTAAGAACTTGTTATAACTTTTTAAAAGATAAGGAGGATATATATATATCAGTAGATAATGATGAAAATGGTAATTATCTAAAAGAAATTTTAATTAATAGGTTTGGTAGGGATAAGTGTTTTATTATTTCATATCCAGATGATTGTAAGGATGCAAATGATGTTTTAATTAAATATGGAATAGTTGGATTAGAAAAATGTTTTAATAATTGTAAAAAGGTTCCTGTTTCAGATATTCAAAAAGCAGAAGATGTATATGATGAAATTTTGGAAGATTTTGAAAATGGATATGATAAAGGTGAACCATGTGGATTTGAAGCTATTGAAAGTGGATTCTCGTGGATAAAGCATTTTGTTTATTTATGGACAGGAATACCCAATCATGGAAAATCTGCTTTTGTTAGTTTCTTAATGATGTTAAAAAGCATAAATTCAAATACAAAATGGGCAATATTTTCACCAGAACACGCACCTGCAAAGGTTTTTTATAAAAATATGATTAGTTTATTTACGGGAAAAAGTCTTGATAAAAATAGTGCTAATGCCATTACTAGGGAAGAAATTATTTTATGTAAAAATTTTATAAGTGATAATTTTATTTTTATATATCCAGAGGAACTTAATATTTCTACTGAAAATGATGCTATGCAAACTCCAAAATGGATATTAGATAAAATATCAGAATTAGCATTATGCGAGGGAATAGGTGGTTTTCTTATTGATCCTTGGAACCAATTGGATCACATATACAAAGATATAAAAAGGGAAGATCAATATTTATCGCATTGGTTAAAGCAATTTAAAAAAGTATCACAAATGCACAATTTGTTTTGTAATATAGTTGTTCACCCAAAAAAGATGAATCCTGATATGCAAGGTATAGTTAGAAAACCTACTGCATACGATATAAGTGGTGGTGCCATGTGGAGCAATAAAGCAGATGTAATTACAGTAATACACCGAGATAAGTTTTATACTGATAAAATGGATAATAGTGTTTTTGTTGATGTGCAAAAAGCAAAGGAACAGCATCGTTTTGGACAACCAAGATGTAATACTGTATTTTTTGAAGCATTGACAGGATGGTATAAAGGTGAATTTGGTAGTTCTCCAATGGAAGGAATATTTGAAAAAATGAAAAAATCTATAAATGGAGAAGAAATTGATCCAATTAAATCAGCTAGACCAAATAATTTAGAAGAAATACCATTTTAATTATGAAAAATTACGAAATTGAAAGGATTGAAAGGATGATTAGAGTATTAGAATTATTTATAAGTAAAGGCAAAAAAGGTAAACTAAAAAAATACTCAATTACAGAAGAAAAAGAAACTTTAAAAAAAATAGATCATTTAAAAAATCAAATAAATAATAAATAATGAATTTAGTAAAACTAGTTTTAATTCTTCTAACTTTTATTAGCTTAATCTTTTACAATTATAATTATTACGAAAAATTAAATTGTTCTTCTGCTGATATAGAATCAACTAGAGTAAGTCAAATTATATTAGATAATATTGAATATAGAAAGATTATCAATGATAAAAATAATATAATTAAACTAGCAAATTTTAAAAAAATTAAAAAGATTCACCAGAGAAAGTCATTAAACAGAAAAAGAAAGTTTGCTTTAGAATATGGTAAATTTGCAATTGAAAGTGAAAAGATAAGTAATATACCTGCATCAATTATATTAGGTCAAGCAATTTTAGAAAGTGATGCAGGAGAATCAGAAATTGCAAAAAACGTAAACAATTTTTTTGGGCATAAATGCGGTAAAAATTTATGTAATCATAAAACTAAATGCAAAAAATTTAAAACAACGGAACAAGATAAAGAAGGTAACATCATAAATAAATATGATTATTTTAGAGTATATGAAAACCCATATAACTGTTTTATAAGTCATGGTTTCTTCCTTAATAAAAAAAGGTATAAAAAAAGATGGGAGAAAATTAACAACAACAAAGACTATAAAAAATGGTCATCAGCAATAAAAAAAGGTGGTTACGCAACCGATATAAAATATACTCAAAAATTAATTAATTGTATTGAAAAATATGTTTTATGATTTTTAACTTAATAATTGTAATCGGTTTATGTTTTATTTTGTCAGATAATAAAATTAATCCAGAATGAAATTAGATTTTAATATATCAGAATTTGTTATTAGAGGTGCTATTGTGCCATCTTATATTGCAGATAAAATATTGCATTATCATATTTTACCTATGCAAAAAGTAAGAGATATTATTGATATACCAATTTTTGCATCTCAAAGAAGTGGATATAGACCTGTTTCATGGGAATTATCAAGAGGTAGAAAAGGTAATAGTCAACATACTTTTAAAGGTAAAGGTGCAGTAGATTGGACTTGTAAAAACTTTGTAGAAAACCAATATGAATTTTTAAAATTAATTATTGAATATACTGATTATAAAAGAATTGCAGTATATAAATCATTTATCCATTGTGATTACAAGGAAACAAAAAATGGTAAAAGGCAATTATACAAATCAGGTGCAGATTCCAAATGGGTATTGATAAAAAATATAAATTGAGAGAATATAAATTAACTTATAAAGGTAAACTAATATCAACTAATTCAGCTAAGAGTTTACATTGGAGAGCATTAAGATCAAAAGTATTAAAATTAGAAGTTGAATTTCTATCCATAATTTTAAAATCTAATCTACCAAAATTTAATAAATTTGAAGTTGATGTACAATATTGGAATAGGTTTGATTGTGATAATGTTGTTTTTTCTGTAAAAGTAATGATAGATCAACTTAATAGGCAAGGTAAATTTATAGATGATGATAAAAGATACTGGAAGAAATTAACTATAACTGCAAATGAAGAACTAGAAAATAATACTATTATTTTTAAGATTATAGAAATTAAATAATACTTCTTTTAATTTTGATTAACCCAAAAAGCTATTTTAGTTTTTAGGGTTTTTGTTTTTAATAAATAGTTGTATATTTGTAGGTGTATAAAGTTATTTATAACGGACGTGGCTATGCGCTTGTACTTGTATGGCGTATAGGTGTTGTTGTGCTTATGTTCTTTTGCGGTTATGTAAAAATATATTTACTTTTATTTGGTAGATTGTAAATTTATGTTTACATTTGAATCATGAAAGCAATTATAAAATATAAAAACGGTTGGATTTTAGAAATACCAACAATAGGAACTGCACCAATGTTATTATTGGAATGGGTTTCAGAATTTAGAATGGGTAAAATGCCTATTGATAAAGTAATTAATACCGACAATTTTCACATTAGGTTTAATATTCCTAAAGCAGAAATTGAAAAGTGTGCTGAATACATAAACGCAAATTTATGAATTGGCATAAAAGATACAAAGCAATGAAATTGGGGTTAGGATTGACTAACTCCGACATTGCTGATATAACAGGCAATAGTGCTGATTCTGTTAAATCAGTCACTCAACCAAATAAAGATATACCACGTTGGCTTAAACTTGCTATTGTTGTTTATGAACGGATGCAAGCAAAATAATTAAGCACAACTTTAAAGGCTATGCGTAGTTGCGTAGATAATAACTAAATAATACAGAAATGAAAATTAATACAGGACAAACTATTAGACGATTAAAAGCAGAAAATAAGCAATTACGTATAGGTATTGTTAGCCAACAACGTGAACTGTTACAATGCTTTTGCAAATTAGCCAACATAACACACGATACAGTTGATAAAGATATTGAAGATACGATATACAGATTTAACGCATTGTAATTGTGGCTGACGATAGGAAGCTGACGTATAGGTGTTGTTAGGCTTAGTACGATTTAATAATAACTAAAATAATTTAAAGATGAAAATGTATAAAACAGGTGGTTGGAGAGAACTAATTGAAGTAGTAGAACCAACAAAAGTAACAGAAAAAAGTGTGTGGTTAGCAAACGGAAGAAGTGCTAAAAGAAGTAATTACGGAAATTACTGGGATACATTAGAAGAAGCAAAAGAACACCTTACGGAAAAGTATAATAGAATGATAGAATCTTCTGAACGTAAAATAGAAAAGGCAAAAGCTGATTTAGAAGCACTAAGTAAGTATTAAGCCTAATGGTTTTGTATGCGCAGTAGATGCGCATAGTATCTATTGCCGTCATACACTTTGTTCGACACAGGCTTTTTATTTTTTAATCTTTTAATCTTCCAATCATGGACATAGATAAACTTATTAATGAAGAAAAGAAAAGGCACAATTCAAATATGTCTTTCCTTAAAAGACAAAAAACAATTTTTGAAAAAAGTAAATTAAGAACAGATAAAGAACGTGCTGTTTTGATGTACAAAAGACTATTTAAAGAAAACAATAAATTGTTTCAAGAACTTTTATTCAAAGCAAAAAATAATATTGTTTCACCACATGATTATATTCATTCTAATATGATTCTTGAATCGGAAAGGCAATTGAAAGAAGAATGTAAAATTCTTTAATTTTTTTATCGGCACAATGTTTTGATTTTTTTTCATTGCTTGTGTCGAACGCAAAGCTAGACGTAGTAACTTAGTTATTAACGTCTAGCGTTTGTTATTTAAAAACAAAACTTAAATATGGAACGAGAAAAAATAGATTTTACAGACAAAGAACTTTATTATGTAGCACTTGCCTTTGAGAGCCACTTAAATAGTAGAGATACTTGGATAAGTAAAGAAGGTGCAAAAGTGATAAATAACGCTATTAAAAAGATAACCGAAAATGGATTAAAAAGGAAGAACCCTAAATCTATTTTACACCCAATATACCAATTTGAAAGCGAAGATTAGTATTACTTATAACATCAAGCTAGACGTAGTAATTTAGTTATTAACGTCTAGCATTTGTTATTTAAAAACAAAACTTTTAATATGGATAAACAATATCAAAACTTGTTAAAAGACATTATCGAAAACGGAGAAAAAAAATTTAAAATAGAAAGAACAGGTATTTATGATTTGATTTTTCGTGCAAAATGTACAAAAGAGGATTTACATGAATGCTTAAAATATATTGATGCAAATGATAATTATAGAACACCACTTGAGTTGAATGTAGATGGTGTATTATTTAAGTTGGGTAAAAATGGATTATCAGGGAGAGTTTTTCTTTATAGAAAGGAGGAAAATGAATGGAATATGAAACAATCTAATAGAAGTTTTTTTCCTCAAGAGTTTATCGAAATTAGAATCAGAATTGTAAAGTATCTTTAAGAATTAAAAATACTTTACATCTTAATTTGAAAAAACAACACCAAG